ATCCATTGGAAAATTCATGGCGGGTTATGAAAATCGACGTAGAGATTTGAGCTTAGCACCTCATGGTCTTCCGGGTTTCCCGGGATACCGTGAGTACTATTTACAACCCTCTTTCGGGGTTGGCTCTTATCAATACATCGCTTCATTAATCTCTCACGAGCAAAATTACTCCTATAGGAGTAGTTCTGAGGGAAGTGCGACCATTGACTCATATTATGACTATCAGCAGATTTTAAATGCTAACGTCGTACAGTTTCACTGGCCGTTCGATACGGGACACGAATTTAGAAATCTGAAAGTTAGCTCTATAGTTAACTCTCATGATGACTATATTGTTCGTAATGGGTACGGTGGTTGTAACTACCGTGGCCCTCTGTTTGCAATGGACCCTGTTCCTTTTTGGACGGGTCACAATGCTCCAGACGGACATGATCGTGTCACGTTTTCGGTCCCGGCTGCTGATATCACGAAAGGAACAAAATTCCTTCGTAATTCCATGCCTGGAAAATCCCACGCTAACCTGACGCAATTGATAGCTGAACTAGTTATCGATATGCCTCGGATACCATTCGATAGGATTGACCATAAACTATTTGATCGTCGGAATCTACCCAAAAATCTTGGGTCCGAATATCTAAATATAGTTTTTGGCTGGTCCCCGTTTGTTTCCGATTTGTTGAAGGTATGTGAGTCTATTGTTAAGATAGACGACATCATTACCCAGTACCAGCGTGATGCTGGTCCCGACAAGACGGTTAGACGTACTCGGCGTGACGATCCGATTAGGACAAGCTCCTTCTCAACTGTTTTCACAAACGGTTGGTTGGGCTTTCCCTTTGGGCCTGCAGGAGCTTACCCAGGACTCGATCTTTTTAAAGATCCTGTCACAGGTGGCTTTCCTACTAAGCCTAATGGTCAGATCGGCACAAGAGGCGACCTCACAACTGAAACCGAAACCTATGAAAGGTATTGGTTTACAGCTCGATGGATGTACTACCTTGCAACTGATTCACAGTTGTTCGGTAATCTACGTCGCATCGCGCAGCTTGCTAGGTTGACTCTAGGCATTCGCCTAGACCTAGAGCTGTTGTGGGAGCTTGCGCCATGGACTTGGCTTTCCGACTGGTTTGTGAACATTGGTGACGTTTTAGCCATCAATGCAGCAATTTCAGCTGGTGACCAAGTGTTGCAATACGCATATTTGATGCATGAGACGCAAGTCTCTGTCAAGTATACGCACTCTGGTGTTATCCTCGCGGGTAACTCCACAGGGCCAATCTCCTCTCTTATTACTCAAAATAAGAAGGAAAGATTGCGTGCAACTCCATATGGATTTGGCGTTAATCTGAATGGGCTCAACGCCCAGCAGATTGCCATTTTGGCAACGCTTGCCACACAAGGCAAGATCGGTGCACGACTTTAGTAGCTCCACAAACTGAGCAGAGAGACTAAGGTGCGTTCTATCTCATAAATGGTAGACGTAAACAGTCTGGTAACAACCGGACTATAAACCCATTCACAAGATAAGGAGAACGCAAATGGCGTTCGCAGATCCCCAAAGTATCAACCCTGGAGCCGGTGCTGTTTCGCTTCCGCGAACTGGTACCGGACCCGGCACTGGAGAATTCTCCTCTGCCGACGGCACACTCTTGATGTCCGTTCGTCACAATCGTGGCAAACGGATTTCATCGAGTGTCCAGGTGCGACTGAGCAAACTGGTCTCGGATCCGCTCCGACCGGCTGATTATAAGCCGGTAGAAGCATTCGTAACCTTCTCTGTCAATAAGCCCCTTCAGGGGTTTACTGCAGCAGAACTTCTAACGTTCTGGAACGGTATCGTCGCCAATATGGCGGCTGGTACTGATGCCAACACGAAGAAGCTGCTCGGGCTCGAGAACTGATGTTGACGGTGGACCAAGTTTTGCTTGGAATCACCATCTTTCAGTCCCTCGTCGCTGTAACCTTAATTGGTTACTTCGCTTTCTCTCATGGAGGTAAAACTCCGAGAAAGCATTAGGGATCGAAGAACCGCTATTTGCTACGGATTGATAAGCTCTTGAAAGGAGCGTCAATGAATAGCCTATTAGCAGTTCTCCTGACTAAGGTTGTCAGAGAATCTGGCAATCTATGTGGTATCGACACCACTCAGGATATTAAAACCATCCTGAGTCGAGTTGAACACGAGGGTGAGAGTTTTATGACTATCACTCTAGCAACCTTTTTCAAAGACCTTCAACAGTCTCTTGACAGAGGTTATGTAGCCAGTGATCTATTTCGGTCTTTCAACCGAGGTAAATCGAAACTTCCTATATTTTTAGGTGGGTTTCTACGGCTCGTGTTCGATGAAGGTGATGGTCGGTTACTCGATATGGCTGACTGCTTGGAAGCAGCCAATGCCATCCGTAGCATGTTCCAGATTTCTGGATTGCTAAAGAAGGTAGAACTAGAGTGCTCCCCCAAAAGGGTTCAAGCTGCTCTAGATCGCTATATCGAGAACGATGCGTTTGTCCTTTCTCACAGGTCGGTTGTAACCCCAGAAATGCGGGCTGCAATAACGACTATGAGTGATTGGATATTCGGAGATGTATTCCAAAAGGTCAATAGTGATATTGACCAGGAATTGCTTCGTCCTATCCATGGACCTGGCGCAGTAGCGGATAAACTAAAGGGTAACCAGAAGTTTATTCCAAAACTGCAGTCCTGGCCTGATCAGCTGGAGTCCGTCTTTCCGAGAGGAAGGTACGGTTACAACAGCTACACCAATTACTTCTTTCATGAAGTTATTGGATCAGGTAACGCAGTGCCCGGCGCTGTGATGCCTGTTAAGGTTATCACAGTTCCTAAAACGCTATCAACCCCTAGAATAATTGCCATTGAGTCGACTGCTATGCAATTTGCACAGCAAGGACTTCATGACAGCTTCTTTAGGCACATCGACAGAGATCCTGTCGGTGTTATCATGTCCTGGAAGAGTCAAGAGCCAAACCAAGGCCTTGCTCTCCGGGGATCCTACCCAATGCAAAGCCCTCTTTATACAAAGAAGGCTGTGCATGTAGGATATGCTACACTCGACTTGAGTGATGCATCTGATTTGGTTGATAGTCAGCTTGTAAGAGACATATTCCGTG